TGCTGGTATGCGCTTCCGGGACGACATCGACGCGCACCTTAACCCGATCCCCGCTAGCTGGCCTTGACGGCTGGCCGGTTCCGGGCTTACTGTTGCACAAGTCAAACCTAACCCGCTCTAACTGGAGCGCTCGCATCGTGCCTATCGTTACTCCTGGCTCCCGTGCTTGCTGGACCGTTCCGGCTGATCAGACCCTGAGCCTGCTGGACATTAAAGAGCTGGACCGCGTGGCGTCCTACTGCTGGACCGTTCAGACTCGCTACATGAAGGACTCCGGCAATATCCGGGTGTCCTTTGTGGGCAGCACCAAAGGCGCTAAGTCCTACAGCTACCGGCACGGGCTAACCGCTGCGGAGAATCACCTAGCGGCTGCCGTGCAGTGGCTCCAGCAGTTGAGCAGCCTAAACGGTGCACCTTCCTACTCGCTGGTCAGTAAATGCAGCAGCAGTGAACGCGGTTACGTCTTTACGTTTGTCTGACTGGCGCAACTGCTGACCTAGTGGCCCGGCCTAGTTGCCGGGCTTTTGTTTGCGGCGTTCGCTTCGCTCACTTGCAAACGATTGTGGCCGCAAAGGTTAGCATGGGTTCACAACAGTTAGTGACTGGAACCGTGAGCGATTCGGAAGGGCAGGAAGTAAAGAAGGCCCGACCTTACGGGAAACGGAACCCTGACGCGGTGATCGAGGAGCGCAGAAAGCGTCTCTACAAGCGGCAGTTGTCGGGTTTGACTGTTCGTCAGCTGGTGCTAGAGCACTCTGATCGTGAAAGTATCGCTGAAACTACAGCCTGGCGCGACTGGGAAGCGGTCAAACAGTGGAACGAGGCCGACTGGGAGCAAGATCGCCAGTCCGTAGTTTCACGTTTGCAAGGTATGCGCTTCCGGGCGATCGAGCTGGCGCTACGCAAAGGCCAGATCGGCACTGCTCAGCTGCTGATGCGTGACCTCGGCATGGTTGCTGGAGAGGTTGCACCGGAGGCCGCAGCCGCAGCCGCTCCTCAGCTCTCGATCACCATCGACGATCGGCGCAACACGTCTACCCCCAGGTAGCCGTTGCGGCTGGCACGTCTACCCGCTCGCGGTCTGCTCTGTTCTGTAATACAATACGGGAGTTGTACGGGACAACTTCCCAATGCTCCAAACCGCTAACCACAATTGGCTCGCAGCCGCTAAGGCGGAAGCCGACCTGAGCCGTGACGTTGCAGCACTCTCTGACCGTATATGTCGCGGTACAACTCGCGGGGCTGACGACATGTCCGAGCTCTGGCGCCTGGTGCGCTTGGCTCGCAAGATGGGAGCCTGACTTATGTTGCGCCCCATCCGCCTCATCCTTGCCGGTGCTCTGCCGGTTCTTCCTCTGCTTCTCTTCCTGCTCTGACCGCCGCGCCTTTACTCCCCGGGACTGATAACCGTTATCATTCCCGGGGGTAGGGTTCGCAATTGTGAGCGCTGTTGCGAATCCCTGGGAACCTACTGATATATCCGCAATTTATTCTTCTGTACTACAGGGGGCAGGGGTTCAATTCCTGTAATAACCTAGAAAGTACCCCCAAAAATACAAATGACAGCCACGGCTGCTGGAACCCTCAACCTCCGTTACGCCCAAGGCGAAGTATTTAGTAGCCGTAAACGCTTCCGCGTCCTCGTTGCCGGGCGACGATTTGGAAAAAGCTACCTGTCGTGCATCGAATTATTGCGTGGGGCGATCGAGAGGCCGGGGGAAACTTTCTTCTACGCGGCCCCTACATACCGGATGGCGAAGGACATCGCCTGGAAGGTGATGAAAAAGCTGGTCCCGAAGGCGTGGATCAAATCGAAGAACGAGACGGATCTGAAGATCGAGCTGGTGAACGGCTCGACGATTGAACTGAAGGGCACTGAAAACGCCATGGCCCTACGAGGCCGCAGTTTGGCTGGCGTGGTGCTGGACGAAGCCGCATTTATGTCGAGCGAAGTCTGGTTCGAGGTCATCCGCCCAGCTTTGGCCGACAAACAAGGCTGGGCTTTGTTCATTTCCACCCCCGACGGCACGGCCAGCTGGTTTTACGAACTCTGGCAGTACGCCGACAGCGGCGACGAGGACTGGAGCCGGTGGCAATTCACGACGATCGACGGCGATAACGTCCCACCGGAGGAGATCGAAGCTGCTCGCGCCCAACTCGACGCCCGCACCTTCCGCCAAGAATTCGAAGCCTCGTTCGAAAACCTAAGCGGCCTGGTCGCCATCAGCTTCTCGGACGACAACATCGACAAAACCGTCCAAGATTTGCCCGTTTTGCCCCTGCTGATTGGGGTGGACTTCAACATCGACCCCATGAGTGCGATCTGCGCGGTCAAAAAGGGCGACGTGCTCTGGGTCTTCGACGAAATCATCATGACCGGCGGCGCCACCACCTGGGATTTATGCGAAGAAATCCAATCCCGCTACGGCGTGGAGCGACGCATCATCACCTGCCCAGACCCAACGGGTGGCGCCCGCAAAACCAGCGGCGTTGGAGCAACCGACCACAACATTTTGCGTAAGTCCGGCTTCACGGTGTCTAGCCCCCGCAGCCCGTGGAAAATCCGCGACAAGATCACGTGCGTCAACACCGCCCTCCTCGACGCATCTGGAACCCGCCGCCTTTTTATCAATCCCAAGTGCAAAGAACTAATCAAATCCCTCCGCACGTTGACTTACGCCCCTGGAACCGGCCTTCCCAACAAAAACCTTGGTGTTGACCACGCTTTCGACGCCCTCGGCTACCTCTGCCTTCAAACCTTCAACCTTGCTAAGCCGGAATCTCTCGGCAAAACCAACTATCGTGTTTGGTAGTAGGTGTTTAACCGATGCCCGGCCACTACGGTGACAAAAAGAAGCTCACAAAAGGCCAAAAGAAGGTTGAAAAGGTCATGTCCGAGTACAAATCGGGCAAACTAAAGTCCAGCTCGGGCAAAAAGGTAACCAGCCGCAAGCAAGCGACTGCGATTGCCATGTCCGAGGCTGGCATGAAGCGCAAAAAGCGGAGGAAGTGATGGCCAAGCGCGGCTTGTACAGCAACATCCACGCCAAACGCAAGCGCATCGCCGCCGGTTCCGGCGAAAAGATGCGCAAGCCTGGCGCAAAAGGTGCCCCCACCGCTGCCGCCTTCAAAAAAGCAGCTAAAACCACCAAAAAGCGGAAGAAGTAGTTATGGCTGCCGTCGCTATTACTGCTGTGGACCGCTACACAAACGTGGTCGAATACACAGGCGCCACAATGGACGCCGTAAACGAGTGGATCGAGGTGCCTGCCCACTCAAGCAGCTACACATTTGCGGCCACTGTTACTGGCGGCGCCAATTTCAGCTTGGCACTGGAGTGCAGTTTTAACGGCAACGGCAACTGGTTCACAATCGACACCAGCAAAACAATCAACTCCGACGGTGAATACGTCTACTTTTACGATGGCAAACCCGCCGCAAAGATCCGTATGAGAGTTGCCTCCATCAGCTCTGGCACACCCAGCATTGTTCCCCACATCGGAGTTGCTTATCACGGCTAATGGCAATCCAAACGGTCAACGGTGGCTGTATCCACATTGAAATTGACGCTGAAGACGGCCTTACCCACGCCACATTCGTGTTTAAGACACCCCAAAACCCCGAAATCATCGGCGGTTTCGTCACAATGCTTAGTCAAGGCATCGAAGTGCTGGTTCCAATTGCAGACCCCGACGACGAAGAAGAGGACGACGACTAAGCGCAAGTAGCAAACTATCCCGTAGACTGGGGCAAATGCGTGTATCGCTTGGAGACTTAAGTCGTGCCTATAACCGAGCGCACCGTTAGCGGCTTAGTCCGAAATCCAGACGGTACATATTCAAATGCAGTAGTCCAAGGACTGGAAATCCCAGCCCACGACTACATCGACTTGAGCTACACCGGCGCCAACCTCACCGGCGTAGTCTACAAGGACGGCGGTTCTGGCGGCACCACGGTGGCAACGCTAACGCTTGCTTACGACGGCAGCAACAACTTGATCTCCGTCACCAAGAGCTGAGCCATGGGCGTTAAGTTCAACCCATTTACTGGGAATCTCGACCTGATCGACACCACCGCAGCAGCGGGTGCCGATACGCAGGTCCAATACAACAACGGCGGTTCGCTCGCCGGTTCCGCTGATCTGACTTGGGACGACAGCGGCAAAGAGCTGGGCGTTGGCGGTGACATCAACCTCGATGACGGCGGCACCTACGAAACCACCGTGCAGGTGGTCACACCAACTGCCAACCGCACGATCAGCTTCCCCGATGCCACTGGCACCGTCGCATTAGTTGCTGGGTCTACTGGGCAAGTTACCTATAACAATGCTGGTGCTCAAGCTGGTGGCAATCTGAGCTATGACGCCACTGCTGGCACTTTTGGCTACGGCACTG